ATCTCCTATTGGTTCTTCATCATCAACTGGTTCTTTGATTGGTTCATTATTGATACCATCATTAGGTCCCAAATTCACTCCACCGTCTTCAGGGTCGATTCCAGCCTCATTGTTTATTCCTTTTCGCATTTCTTCTATTTCATAATCAGTCATCTTTAGAACATTTTTAGATACCCACTCTTTCGAGAAGAATGTTCCAATGTAACTTTCTACTTGTCCAAGCATGTCTAATTTTTCTCTTAATAATTCTGCGTCTTTTAATTCAGCAAAATGACCATCTTGCATAAAGTCATATTGTATATGCTCTTTAATCTGTGGCCACTCATTAATATTTATGACACCTTTTAAAACTAATTGTGTTTTTAATATATCATTAAATAATGGTGTGAATTTTTTTCTAATTCTTTGAACAAATTTTGTAAACTTTAATTCATCCCTAGTAATTTCTGTTGAACGACCTAAAGAAAAGTTTTGTTCTGCTTCTAATCTTGAAATAGGAACATTCAAAGAACGATAAAGTTTTCTTTGGAAATAAATGATATCATCTATTTCACCTAGATTTGAACCACCAGGTAATGTTGATATCTCTGTTCCTCTTCCACCTTCTCGTCTTGGTAACCAGAAGTCTTCGAGCATTGACATATGATTTCTGTCATCTCTAATTTCACCAGTCTTTGCATCGTAAACTAATTTGTTACGATATCTTTGCATAACATCTTTTAGATATTGTTCTGCTTTTACTTTTGGAAGATTACCTACATCAATATAAAATATTCTTCTTTCTGGTGCTCTTGAGATTCTGTAAATAACTAGAGAATCTTCAATCATTCTTAATTGATTGACAGGTTTGATTGCTTTTTGTAAGTATGATAAAACAATATTTTTGTTTGCATCAACTAAACCAGAAGGTACATAAGTTACTGCATCAGGTGAGATACGAATACCTTGAGTACCATTTAAGTTTACACCTTTTTCGTTGTAAACATAATAGTCAGCAGTTGAACCAATTAAGTCTGGGCCTGTGCCTCTATTTGGTTTCTTTTTTACTTCTTTAACTTTTTTGATTTTTCTTGGGTCTATGTATCTAAGTTCCATAATACCAAGTTTAGGATTTTTTGTATCAATTACTTTATGATAATATAATCGACCATCAACATACCATCGTCTAAAAATGTCATGACCTTTTGTATCAAAATCTAAAAGTGATAATGTTTCATCAAAACACTTTCTTATTTCGGCTTTAACATTTTTCTTATAAGGTAGTTGGTCAAGTATAATAGAAACTGCTTGGTCTCTCTCATTTGATATAATTGATTCGTTAACGATATCTTCTATCGCACTATCACATTCAGGTTGTTGGGATACGTCACGATATCTTTTGACTAAGTCATATTCACTTTTGTCTCTTCCGTCTGTATCTAATACAGTTGCGAAGTGACCTCCACCTGATATTTCGACTGTGCCGTCATCAGGTGAAGGTTGTGTGAATTTCTGAACGCTATCGCTGTCTTTAATTCTTTCGAATTTAAATCCGAATAATTCTGCCATAATATTTACTCCTATACGCTTTATTTATAAGAGGCTATAAGCCTCCTCAAATTAACTTAGAGTGAAAGCATTAAGACCTTGAGATACAAAGTGTTGATATCTCCATGTGACTTCAAATTCTTCAAGTGCATTTGTTGTTTCATATGATAAGTCAATCTGTGCGATTGTCTGTGGATATGCGTTAACAAATCTATATGTTTTTAGAATTGTGTCGTCTCTGTCTAATTGCTCTACTGTCAAATCAGTTTGATAGTCACCGAGTTCTGTAACACCAGTGTTACCTGCTAGGTCATTGATTCCGTTCATCCAACGCTCAATTGCATTCCTTACAGAAAAATCTGTATCATTAATGAATGTAGTTGACCATGTTTCGAACTCTCTATCACCTGCGATGTAGATGTTTCTTCCTCTGAAAGGCACAGGTATCTCGCCAAGTGTTTGACCTGGTAAGTTTGATGCCTTTGCTAAGAATGAAGTTTTTCTTGAATCTAAACCTATTGCAATGCCTGGTGGTGGTGTTATAGTTACTCTAAATTGGTTGGCTCTTGCGCCAGCTCCAATTAAATTTGCTTTAAAGTCATCTATGTTTGCCATTATACCGCTCCTGCTACTTCAGTAAACGCTACACCAGTTCTTGTTGCAACGAAGTTTAGTTGAATGAAGTTGATAGCTCTTGCAGGTTTAACAAAAATATCTGCAACGAATTCATTTCTATCAATGACTTCGCCAGTATTATTTGATGCATCTGCTACAACAGAAAAGTCTGTAATTCCTCTTCTACCTTGAACATCTCTTAGGAAAGGTTCTACTAAGCCTCTAAACTGAGCTCTTGTAAATTCATCATTGAATTCAAAGAGTTGGAATTTAGCTGCAGTTGCGATTGCTTTTTCTAACAAGATAAACAATCTTCTAACATTGATTCTATCGAATGCTGAAGGTTGTGATAATGCTGTCTTGTCTCCGAATAAAAGCACACCTTGACCTGGTTGATTGATAACTGGGTTTACTCTTGCTCTGTATAGTCTATCTCTTTCAGATTGATTTGGATTGAAAGCAAGTTTAACTGCTCCTCTAATTCTACCTCTGTTATATCCAGCAGGTGAGAAGAAAGAATCAGCAACTTGGTCTGTTCTTGCACAAGTTCCAGCAACATCACCATTTAATGGTACGAATCGGAAAGTATCATTGTACTTGTCGTACATATACTTGTAACCTGAATCTAAAACCATAAAAGATGAACTTGGAAGTGTATCTGCATCAGTAGTAACATTATCTGCAGCATCAGTTGAGTTTGTTACTCCAACCACTGCACCTCTTCTAGGTGAAACAAAACATAAACAATCTTTTCTAGTTGTTACAATGTCGTTAAGCATTGTTGCATGAGTAGTAACGCCTGCTGTTGAATCAGCAACTATTGATGATGGTCCACCTAAAATTAAGTTTACATCTTCTAATGCGTCATCTTGGAATTTCTCATAAGCAACTTGAATTTCTCCAGCAGTAACAGCGTAATCATCTGTTCCACCAGTTAAATTATCAACGACAGGTGCGACAACATCTGTAAATGCAGTTGTGCCTGTTAAATTAGTTCCCCAATTTGTACCGCCTGAAATGTGGTCAGTCCAATAAATTTGAGTTGAATTAGCGTAAAGAAAATCTGGGTAGTAAATTGAAGAACCAGATTCGTTCTTTGCGTTTAAATGTTTGGATAAGTTTCCGAAACTTTCAACAACCGAGTTAGTTCTATTACCAGCAGCTGAGTTTGCAAAACCTGTTATTGAACCATCTCTGTCATAAACAACAACATGTAACTCATCATTTGTTCCTCTTTGATTTGATGTTGCGTATGTTGATGTACCTGGGGCACCGTTAAATAAATCATAAAACTGCCAACGTCTTTTAATGTATGAGTTGTCAGGTATGGTATTATGAACGCCACCACCATTTGGATTATCTTTTTGTCTAATTGTTAATGTGTCTGTTGAGATAGAAACGACTTCATACTCTTTACCATTTTCGCCACTTACAGGTGTTGTACCGGCAGAATCTGAAAAGAATGAAATTAAATCGCCAACATTAATTACATTGTTTGCTAAATCAGCATCATCAACTGCAATTGTTGTTGAACCTGCAGCATCTTCTCCAACTGTTAAGTTAGAAGCTGATAATACTTGTTCGTATGCTGTTGCACTTGGGCAAAGCGAAACTCCTAGTGAGTTACCCCATGTTCCGGCAGTTCTTGCAGTCCACTCGCCGTGTGAACCTTCACCTGCTGAAAATGAAGTTAAGTAGTGGTCTGTATCTCTTATTAAGATACCACTATTTGCTCCAGCGTTGAGAATACCACTTTCTGCTCTTACAACCTTTAAGGAGTTTGTATAACCTAAAAAGTTTGCAGCTGTAAAGAAAGATTCAAAGTTAGATGAGTTTGGTTTTCCAAATATCTTAACTAATTCTTCTTCACTTGATACTGTCGTTACACTAGAAACAGGGCCTTTTTCAAATGCACCTGCGATTGCACCAATAGATGTTGCAACGGTAGGTACCACATTAGTTAAATCGACTTCTCTTACCTGAACGCCAGGTGAAACTAGAAATGCCATGGGTTGTCTCCTTTTAAATGATTTAATATATCATTATTTCTTTATACAAGTTTATTTATAGTTTTTTTATTTTCAACAGCGCCATTTTTATAGACCGATTGTATATAAATAAATTTATGCAATCACACTATGACAAATATAAAGAAACTATCAAGAAAGTGGCAAGACGACACTATAATAAACGTGTATCTTGGTTAAATTCCCACTTATCTGATAAATCTTGTATCAATTGTGGTGAATCTGAAACTATATGTCTCAAATTCTATCCTAACGATTCAGAAATTCGTAAAAAATCTAAAACTACTGCAATTAATGGACAAAGAGAAGAAATTTCAAGTCTAATAGACAATTCAAAAGTTCTTTGTCATAATTGTTGGATTAAATTAGATAGTGATTTAATCGAACTTATTTAGTCATCTCTAGGAATTACGACTGTCGACCATTGACTTCCGTATTCTGTACTTTCATACGGGTCATTTAAACCATCATCTACAAATCCAAAAGGTGACATATCAGATTCTAATTGATTTTGTGTTTCAGAATACATTTTAGCACGAATATTCATATCTGTTAACTCTTTAAAGTATGTTTGGTCACATGCCCAAGAAAACAGTACTAAACACATCGCTAAATCGTCATTAGCACCCTCCTCAGCCTCGATTTGGTTTCCTTTTACTATAAATGTCGATAATTCGTTAATCATGTCAAAATCTTGAATAACTATCTTATCTGATTCTACAATTTGTTTTAAATTAGATGTACCTAACTTTTTTACAGCCTTAGTTGTACGCACACCCAATTGTGCTTTACCACCAGAATATCCACCTCCCATAATTTGTCCAGCACGACCACGCATATAACACATAACAATATTGTCATATTCTAAATCATAATGTAAATTATTCGAAACTTGTTCACCAATATCATTAACTTCAACTAAAACAAATGCATGATGGTATGCTTTTGCAACTGTATTAATTTTATGTGGGAACATTAATGGTTTAATTTCATTGTCTTTAAATGTTGCAACAACTTTATATGGTATTTGTGATACATCAATAACTGCAAACGCAGAACTATCATTTTTTGTTCCTCTTGATACATCGCATGTTATAAAGTAAGTATGGTCTTTAATAGGATTCTCATATACTTTTAATCCAGCATTTTGTTGTATAGGTTCAATGTATGAAAGTTGTCTAAGTTTTGAAGCATTGATAAGTGTATTGGCAGAACCTAAAAATTCACATTCAAATTCTGTTCTAAATTGTTGTTCACTTGTATTTTTAATTGTTTCTTCTTTCCACTTTTCATCTCTGCCTGGTACTTCACTCCAATGTACTTCAATCGGTATGTAAGTATTTCTTTTGTGTTCAGCATCATTCCATAATTTGTAAAACATATTCATACCATGTGGTGTAGATACAATTATAACTTTTGTACTCTTACCAGAAGATATTGTAGGATAAACAGAACTAAAAAAATCTTCAGCAACATTCGCTGGTACATAAGCAAATTCGTCTAAGAAAATAATATTATAAGAACCACCTCTAACAGCAGAAGCTGATGTAGATGATGCAAGAATTTTAGAACCATTTTCTAATTCTAAAGAACCTTTATTCCATGATAGTATTCCTTGTTGTAACCAAGTTGGAAGGTTTTCATATGCAAGTTGTAATCTTCCTAATAAATCTCTTGCAGTTGCAGCTTTGTTTGCAAGTATGGCAATGTTAACATTTGCATTAAACAACGCATAATGTAATAAGTAGGATATCATGATTGTTGATTTACCTGATTGTCTAGGTAACTTACAAATTGTAAATCTATTACTATGAAAAGTGCCAATCATTTCTTTTTGAAATGTATATGGTTTAAAAGGAATTAAACCCTCATCTAAAGAAACAATTTGTATATAAGTTTGTACAAAGTATAATGGGTCTTCCATACACTTTTGATATTCTAATATTTGTTCCTTAGTCCATTCTTCAGGCGTGTTTGCTTTTTTTAGATTAGGATTTCCTAGATAACTTTCCATTAATCTTTTTTCTTTAACATCTTTTGTAATTCAGCAGTTGACCCAACAAACAAAGCATTCGTAACATTTTTAGGACCAGTCTCTGGTACCTCCTTTAACTTTTTCATTTTTGTTTGTAAATCTACAAGTTTTTCTGTAACTTCGGCAACATTTTTTATTAAGTTTCCAGCAACTTCATATGCTCTTGGTTGTTCAGATTCTTGAGCAAGGTCTAAGATACCTTCAATAGCATCTTGTCCTCTTTCGATTAAGTTGTAAAAATTTTCTCTTTGATATTTGTAATCTTTATCCATATCATCATCTGATGATTGTGGTTTTGGTCTAGGTATTACTGCTTGTTTTTTAGTTTCTTTTTTAACATCATCAACAACACCTAATGCCTTATCGATTATATTTTCTACATTGTCTGTCATATTTGTATCTCATTATGTATCTTCACCACTTGCAGGGTCAAAAGTCTTTGCATCTTGAAAGAACGATACTGTTTCATTAAAACCAAAATCATCATCTGCTTCAGCACTTGTTGGATTTGGTGTTACTGTTGTTCTTTGAATTCTTGCAGGTGACTTATCTGGCATATCAGCATATTGGTCAACTTGTACTTGTTTAATAACTTTGCCAGAAGTAACTGGGCCATAAAGATAAAATTTAGCAGTAAATCCTAAAGTGTAAACAATTGCTCTTCTTTCTGAATAATCACCTCGGTAACTATCTTCATAATTAATAGAATTTAAAATAATTGGAACATCTCTTTTTATTCCCATGTCTGCCATATCATTAATTGTTACTGTATAATCAGGTTGGAAATATGGAAGTATTTGTTCAACCATTTGTAAAGCATCATCAGATTGTTTTGCCATAGCATACAATTCAAAATCTAAATTATATGGAACAGGCATATATTGAGAATCTAATTGTTTTGTTGTGCTTGATTTCTTTTTCTTAAATTGTTGTACACGATTTAATTTTCTTACTGGGTCATAGGCAATTGTACCAATTTCAAAACCAAGACGAGGTAAAGTAATTGCTACTTTAGAATCTAGATTTGCATCTTGGTCAAGTCTTACTAAAAATTTTTGTTTAGGGCCATACGCCAATGGCACCTTCATTTTCTGTACAATATTTCCATTGTTATCTTTTCTAACAATGTTGATGTCGTTAAAGATTGTACCGAATGTAACAACCAGTCGTCTGATTGTTTCATGATAAAATTGTGTTCCTAACATTATGTTCTCCCAGCATCACCGAATGGATTAGATTCGCTGAAGTCTAATATATTTTCGTCCTCTGCTTCAAAAAACTCATTTTGAGCAGTAGTATCAGTTGACATGTCGCCTACTATATAGTCTTCTTGAATGATGTAATTTGCATCACCTGAATCAGCTGCATTCTCAAGAAGAATACTTTCACCAATTGATGCTTCATCATCTTCGTGAACAACCACATCTTCGTCTTCCATTAATAACGTGTCTGTATTTGAACTGTCAGTAAAGAATTCAAGAGCAATACTTTCGTTGTAAGCAGTTGTTGCTTCAAGTGTAACTTGATGTTGTAAAGCGTCACCTGTAAGAGCATCTTCAATAGCGTCAATATCTGCAATACCTGTATCAATAACTTCACTTGAATATTCAAACTGTTTGCATCTTAGTTTGTAAACAGGATTATTATCTAATTGATGAAATGGTTCATCATGGTCTACAAAAGCAACTTCAAATACTTTTTCTAAAACTGGGTGAAATATTAAGTCACCTTCTTTTGGTCGATTTGCATATGTACTAGTTGATGCAGTTTCGCCTCTTAAATATCCACTATCAAAAGAAGCATATAATGTATTAGTTGATGAAGAGACTAGTGTGCCAGATTCTAAAAGTATTGAACCTTCAGTTGTGGCTGTTGCAGTTTCTAAATCCATTTGATGAGCAACATCATCGAATCTAGTTCTACTTACAACAAATGTAATTTCATTTCTATTTTCTAAACCAAATTGTTGAATCAATTCTTTTTCACCTTGATATCCACCATCGGCATCTTCAACATACATTTCGATAGTTTGTGATTTATTAAATTGTGATAAAGAATCTTCACCAAAGATATTATCTCTTGCTGTTAGTGTTCTATCAATATAGTTAACATCATGACCATGTATCTGAATTGCTTCTTTAACTAAACTTGCATATAGATTTTGCTCAGCAGTAGTTGCAGCTTTACCTGATGTTTTAAACGCACTATTGACAGCCATTTATTTTTATCCTTTAATTATCATATCAGGGTATTGTAAGTTTTCAATATATGTTTCTAACTTTTCAATTTCTTCTTGTGCCTGACTGAATATTTGTTCACCATTCATAGTTACTCCACCCAGTAAAGCAACATTTTGAAACTTAGATAAGTTCATACCCCATTGTTTTTTAATTAACGCTGAAGCATATCTTTTTAAATGCATGTTGTCATACAAATCTGTATAAACATCTGGGTCTAATTTTCTGTAACATTCAATGATAAGATAGTCATCTGTATTAACATCACCAGACCAATCCATATCTAAATATAATCTTCCTTGATGTTCTGTAAATCTAATAGGTTTTTCGCCAACTAAAATATGTGAAAGATAATCAAGATGTTGCATTGTCATTTCATAGTGAACAATACTTGTTGAGGAAAAATCATACAAATCATTTAATCTTAATTGATAACGAATATCAAACATATTGTTTGTAGCCGCATTATCGAATGAAAAAATGTTTAGTACAGAAACTATGCTCGATGGCATAGGAATAAAATTTTTCCCTTCTTCAAAACTTGATGTTATTGTACTATCAACTCTATCGGTTGCAGTAGTGGTATCGTTGGTTAAAGCTCTTGTTTTATCTGCTTCTGTAATTTTATATTTAAGATACATTTTCTCAACACTATCATAATAGTAGTGAGCAAAGTATTGTATCGCTTCGTCTATTCTATCGTCAACTTGGTCGTCACTAACATTAATGTCAATTACTCCAAAACCTAAGTTTCGTAAACAATAATCTTTGAATGTTGTCTTTGAATTTGGTATTGCCATGTATTTTTCCTTTTAAGTATTTATCTAAATTGCGTTTTGGTACCCATCCCAAATCCAATATATCTGTTATATTTGCCGTGTTATCTTGTCTTTCGCCTATAAAACCAGATTCTAAAGGTATATTATGTAAGTATTTATCAACTAGCTCATCGACCTTTATGCCTTTACCACTTGCAATTTCATAATTATGTTGTGTCCAATCTGCGAAAAAGTCCTTACGATATATAAACAATTTAATTGCATCAACAATATCTAATACATGTATAAAGTCTCTTGTATGATTAGTTTTGTACGTTAAAGTGCCATCAATCATTTTTTGAGTTAACATTGTAGGTCTACATCCAGGCCCAAAGACATTAGTAAATCTTAATCCAATATGTTTACCTGTTGCCTTTGCCACAGATTCCATTGCCTTTTTTGAACCTGCATAAGGATTATTATACCATTCATGTACATTTGAAGATGAAGCATAAACACATGGAATTTCAAGTTTTCCACATAATTGAAACAAGTTAATAGACCAATCTACATTTGTTTCATACCATTTGTCTGGGTCTTCCATTGATTTACGAACATCTGCTAATGCCGCCAGATGAACTACTCTATCAAATTGTGATAAGTAATCTTCTTTTATATCTTTAAAATTAAGGGGTGCTGGATTTCCCTCAAATGTTCTTAATAAATCCCACTCTGAAACTGAATGTTTATCTTTTTTTAATTCTCTAACTACATGTGAACCAATAAATCCACTTGAACCTGTAACCAATATTTTCATTGACAATACTCCATATATATGATATTAATACTACTATAACTTATTTAGGTGATTAATGTCAAGGGCAATTTACAGTTTATATATTGAAATACCAGACGAAGAACTTGATTTCTTCGATAAAGATATTATTAGAAAAGGTAAAACACCAACTAATATCCATACTAAACAACAATTTCAAAAACATTATCAAAAAATTATAGAAAACAAAAAACGCTATGCAGAGGTTCTTGGTGTTGAGTTCTTTATGTATGAATATTCAACAGATTTCAAAGAGTATGCAAAACACTTTAAAGAGAATTATCCGTTTATCACAATGTATAACATTGTTAACAAATACAAATTAGCATTAATGGAAAGGCTTGTCAATAAGTACGATGAAGTTCTTTATCTAGACTTTGATGCTATACCTGTAACAAATGAAAACTTTTTTGATGTATGGGATTTATCTAAAGGTATTGCAATTTTACATAACAATGATAAGATACGACCTACACATTATCATCTAGATGAAATTAAAGGTTCTATTCGTTCGCCATCAGCAAAATACTTTAACGCAATGGCAATGTTAGAAGAAAATGGTTTGTCACCACAATGCGATGTAGTTAATACAGGCATCATTGGTTGCAATAAAGAACATTGGAATAAACTTAATTACTTTTCAGATTTAGATAAGTCATTTGAATTGATGCACTATTTAAGAAGTGATGAATATAAAAAGGATTCTATGTATCCAATAAATATAACAAATACATTTGGATATGATAACGAAACAATTTTCTCATATAAATTAAAAAAACAAAATGTGCCTGTTCAATGGTTAAATAACCAATGGCATTATTTTTATGATTATGAGATGCATATACCTAAAGAAACAAAGATAGTACACGCTATCAATAAGGAATTTGAATATGTCTGGCGATATGAAAAAAAGATTAATTTTTAGTATGTACACAACATCTATTAATTTAGATGAAAGAAGTAATTCTGCAAGAATTGGTGGTGCTGGAAATATGTTTGAAAAACATTTTGAAAGACTTGTACAGGGTCACAAAGCATTAGCAGAAATGTGGGATGCTGATTATATTTTAGATAGGCCTAGTCAAACCGATTCTGTTAAAGAGTTTGATAAACTTACAATGTGGAAACTTTTTAAATTAGAAGAGTACGTTGAACAATACGAACAAGTTCTATATCTTGATTTAGATGTTATTCCTAATCTAAAAAATATAAAAAAGAATATGTTTAACGAGTTTGATTTTACAAAAATTGTTTCGGGGTGTAATGACACACATGATTTAGCATTATTTAAAAATGTTCATGAAATGAGAGATAAAGATAATTGGTATAAATCTCTTGACAAGTATCATTGGTCAGTCAAAACAAAAATGTTTCATCATATGTTACTATCACAATTAATTGAACCTAAGTTCTATCGTATGATTAATACTGGTATATGGGGTGGAAGTAAAACTGCTACTGATAAATTAAAATTTAGTAAAAGATTTGATGAATGTAAAGAAGTCCTTGACGAAATCAAAGACATGGATAATCGATACTTCTACAATAACGAAGTTTTTATTTCTTACATTTTGGAAAAATACAAACTAGAAGATAACTTTGATTTAGTACCAGACCACTGGCATCGTTTCTTTCTTAATGACAGTAGTTATGATTCATGCAAAACAGCATGTCTTATACATGTTATGAACAAAGACTTTGAGGGTGTCTTTAAAGCTATAGATTCTTAATATCTAAAAGAGTTTGTAAAATTTCAACGGGGTCTTTTGCTTTTCTTAATTTAGATTTCAATTCTCTATCTTCACAATTTTTAACAACATCTAGTTCAAAGGCTGCAAGTTTAACAATAAACAAATCTTCTTTTTGTTTCTCTGCGTTAAACTCTTCAAAGAAAAGTTTTAAACCATAGGAATAAAATTTTGTATCTACTTTAGATGATTGAGTTTCACTATCATAATACGCAATAGGGTCAATTAATAAACCCATTTCTTTTCCAATACGAACAGCATACTCTTTAAAATGTCTTTCTTCTCGTTTAATTCTTTTGTATGTGTTTTCGTGCATCGTGTCTAAATCAGTAAGTGTCAAAAGTTTTTGTGTGTACTTATCATCCTCATTCCAATTAAAGTTAATTTCAGTTTCTTTACCAGTTTCTTCTATTGTGTAATAAACTCTTACATGAGTTCTTTCATCATTGGTAAACTCAGCACGAATAAAATTATCTTTATGCCAAAGACAAAAAATTGTATCTTTATCATCTGTCCAATGAACAGGTTCTAAATATTTTGACATAGGTGTCTGGTCTGTTGCTGGAAGTGGTTTAGTATCTAGGGGAATGTTTTTTAGTTCAGTCATAATATAATCTCCAAAAAGTATTTAATAGTTAAGAACGAAGTGCCTTAAAGGTAAAAGTAGAAATAGTTGCAGCAGAACCGTTAGGAAATTTCTGTGAACGATAATCATCACCGCCAACAAATCTATTTGTTTCTGTACCTGAACCATCAAGTTTTGTATCAGTCATTGCCGTTCCTTTTGCAACACCTGAACCATTTATATTGTAATCAATATTGTGGTCTGCAGCTACAGCATCATCAACTGCTAGTTTTCTAGTGTAGTTTTGTAGTAACGATTCGATGTCTGCTTCTGCATATTGATTTAAGTTTTTATTTGTATTATCGATAAACAACAATGTTCTCGCAGGTGTGTTATCAACACCATCTCTTTTAAAAAGAAAGAAGCTGTTTATTATTTCATTGTGTGTTTGAGCAGTACCTGCACCATCAATAGAACCCGCTGCATATTCAGAGACATCAGCTCTTGTATCAATAAAAACAGCAGTAGAAGAAATTAGTGTATGATTACTCAATGAATTTGCATTGTGAATTGTGAACATTCCTCCATAATCACCTGCTGTTCCTTCACTGGCAGCAGTCATAAGAACTAATGCTGGTTTAATAAAAGTATCAACAAAGTCTGCTTCTGTCATAGACCGAATCGCTCCAGCAGAGTTATCCCAATAAACAGGAAATGCCACACTATTAGTATCTCCAGCCGCACTTACAGAAGCCTTTGTTTGTGATATCTTATCAAAAGCAGTTGTGGCTGTTTGTAAAGCACCAGAGCCAGGGTGTGAAGATACTTGAACTACGGTTGCTGAAGAGATAAATCTTGTATCATTCATTACTGGTGAAATATTACCACTACCAGAAACCTGTGAACATGTCACAGATGGGTTTGAGGCATATTGGAATATCGCTTGTTTTACATACTCTAATACTTCACTTGCAGAAGTCTCAATAAGACTGTTACTGCCATCGTAGTATAAGGGGGCTCTTACTGTCATTTCATAATCTCCTAATAATTATTAACATAATACATTTATATATGTACTTTGTCAACCATTAAATTGCGGCGTGTCCGTTAACTGTTTTTAGTGTTGTGCCACCAGAGTTCTTAATTAAAAGAATACTATCTGGTGTTGCGTGGAACTTACCTGTTGAACCAACAATCTTTGCTTTCTCTACGGCAGTTTCTGAATTACCTGCTCTGAATGATATTTTAGTTGCGTTAGATGATGCACTAAAGTCTCCTTCAGCCATCGCTACGATAGCTGCGGCCACTGTAATAGCATCGGTACCTGCACCCTCGTCAGGTGCTTGGAAGAAGATTGCACCAAGTTCATCGTTTGCGGCAACATCAGTATCACCTGATTGTAAAGTAATAGTTGCAGACGAACCGTCAGCAGCTGCTAAATCTTTGAGAATTAACTTACCAGTTGATGTCATAGTTAATAATCCACCATCTGTACCTGCGGCAGCAGATTTACCTGTTGCAAATATCATAGAAGCAGCGTTATTATCAGCTGCAAAGTTACCTTCAGAGACAACCTTAATTGTACCTGCGGCTAATAGAGCATCAGTACCTGCACCTTCAGCAGGTGCCTTAAAGTCAATTTGTCCTAACACATCATCTGCGGCAATATCGTTATCACCTGCGGCAAGTGTTACTAATGGTGTAGAGTTATCTGCTGTTGCTGGAACAGAAATCGTAAGACCTGAATCAGCGACATGTGTTATTGTTACGTCTGAATTAGCACCTAACTTAATTACAGAAGCATCTGAACCTAAGATTAAGTCATCGCCTACTGTGAAGTCACCATTTGTTGTTAAACCTGTATCTGCTACGTGAGTAATATTAATATCTGAATCAGCACCAAATTTTATTATTGCTGCATCAGATAATAGTAAAAGGTCATCACCTATAACTGCATCTAAAGCAACTGATAATCCACCATCAGTTTGTAGTGAACCATCGGTTGTACTTGTTGCAGCAGTTGTATCGTCTGTTTTTAGTATTCCACTAAATGTACCTGTTGTAGCTGTTAATCCAGCAGTAACTGCTAATGCACCTGCAGAACTTAAAGTCATTTTTGTTGCAGCTGCTTCGGAAGCACCAACCATAAAGTCAATGGCAGTAGCATTAGCATCAGCCGCAAAGTCACCCTCAGAACGAGCTTGAATAGCTGCGGCAACTAATACTGCATCTGTTCCTGTTCCTTCATCTGGTGCCTGAAAGGCAATTTTACCTAGAACGTCATTGGCAGCGATATCAGTTTCACCTGATTGTAAGGTTAAAACAAATGGATTATCGTCACCTGTTGCTTTTGATTTTAAGAATAAACCATCATCAGGGTCGTGTGTTACTATAACGTCTTGGTCATTACCAAATTGAATGGTAGCACCATCGGCTAAAAATAAATCTGAAAATTCTTTTGTTGCAGAACCCAATGTTGTACCGTCAGCGCTTGTTGGTAATATTGATGTTCCGAATGTACCTGTATTAATAACAGGTGAAGTTAATGTTTTGTTTGTAAGGGTTTGTGTTGCTCCAAGAGATACACTTGTAAATCCGCCGGCTGTGCTACCATCATGAACTCTCAACGTGTCTAGCGTTGTATCATAAGTAATTTCACCAATTGCGCCCGTAAATGAATTATTCTGTGAAGTTGTACCCCTTCTATGTTGTAGTACTGTTGGCATCTTAATTATCTCCTAGTAAGTATGTCTTTTCATATTATTTATACAACTTATATACTACTACTTTCGCCTAAATCTTGATTTGGTGTACTTCCTTTAGGTTCATTCATATCATATAAGTTATTTGCAGTTGAAAATCCAAAAGCGTCAACAGCACCTAGTGATAAGTCTCCTAAATCAGCGGCTGCCTCAGCAGTTGGTAATTGTGTTAGTGTAGAGTTTGTAAACCCCAAATCGGCAGTAAATGCGACTGTACCAGTCTCATTTTTAAATGTAATTGTCCTATCTGCTGTAGGGTTTGTTACAACAAATGTAGTTTCATTAGCATCATCATCACCTGTTCCTTCAAAAGTAATTCTATCACTTAGTATATTTAATTCAGTAGGGGAAACAGTTGTAATTCCTAGTGAACCTGTAATTGATAAATCACCAACAGAAATATTGGTGGCAGAAACTTGTCCAAAATTTAATGTTCCATTTTCTAGAGCAGAAACATCTGTAACCAGATTGTTAAACTGACTTCGCAGTTGTTCAAGGGTTTGTGTATTTGTTACTTGTGTTGCATTAATTGCCATTTTATATTCCCGAATCGTCGCCCAAATCTATCGTAGAACCAGTCATTAAAACTGTGCCTGTAGCATCAGGAAAAGTAATAGTTCTATCGGCTGTTGGGTCTGTTACTGTAAAAGTTGTTTCATTCGCTGAAACAGTTGAACCTTCGAAAACTATTGACGAACCATCAATTTTTAACGATGTTGCTGTGACAGCAGTAAAGTCTAGTGTACCAGAAACAATTAAGTCAGAAACATTAATTGTAGTAGCAGAAACAGCTCCAAAATTTAATGTTCCATTTTCTAGAGCAGAAACATCTGTAACCAGATTGTTAAACTGACCTCTAAGTTGTTCAAGGGTTTCTGTATTTGTTACTTGTATTGCATTAATTGCCACTGTTTTTTACCATTTGTTGTAGTAAGTGTTTAATCTCATGCATTTCGCATTTAAGATTATTTATCTGTCTAGTGGCGTCTCTTAATTCATCATTTCTTTTTTGTGCATTTTGTGAAGCAATTCGTGCTTTTAAATATGCAGACTTACTTGTGTTTAAAATAGCGCCAGATTCTAAATCCCTTACTAATTCAGAATGTCCTTCTACTTTAACAAGTGTTTTCATTATGTTGCCAATGCAAGTAATCTCAAGTCTCTTATTCTTGGAGGTTGAGCAGCATTAGTTCCTTGTCCTACTATTTTAATTGCAAACTGAATAAATTCAGGTAGTGGCGTTCCGATACCATCATCAGTAACACCTGCTGTGTAAATGTATTCTTGGAAATCGTTATCATCAAGAGATGACCCTATTTCAACATCAGTTGTACCAGTTGTGTTAAAGAATGTATAACCTAATTCATCAAAATCAGAAGCGTCATCAGTTCTTAAAACTTTAAACATTGATTTAATTTCAGCACTTTGTTGTTTGTGTGCTGAAAAGATTAACTTAATAGCAGTTGCTGGATTTTCCAATGCAACTTTCTTTGTAATATAAATGAATGCGTTTTGGTCACCACTAGGTTGTGTGGAATCTTTGTAATCAGTTGTAGGGAAAACATCAGATGAACTATCAATGTTATTAATTCTATTTGCGACAGCAACAAATGATGCACGACCTAAATCAATCACAGGTGAAATACTTTGATTTTGACTTGTTAGTTTTAATGGAATGAATAATGATTTTGCACCAGCAAGTTCATTTGTTTCATTTATATCAGATGCAATTACACTTGTTATTGAGTTGGTAAAGTTTTCATTGAAAGGAATAGAAATAGCATTACCTAGTGTTGTTGTTGAGAATGATGTCTCTGCACCACTTGGTGATGTACCTGTAGTGTTTCTCAATGTAGATACAATTTTTGTGTTACCTAATTCTAAAGAAGAAATAAGTGTTTTACCAGTTTCGTATCGATAGTTTTCTGAAGCATATATACCTGTTCCACCAACTTCAGCAGTTGTTGAACCACCTGAAACACTTGGAGCATTTGTAAGAGTAACAGTATAAGAATCTATTCCTATGTTTGCTATTGCAGTATGAATCTTATTAATTTCTACAAGTGAAGTACCTAAGATTTGATAAAGTTCAACTGTTGCGTTTGCGTCATGTATTGCAGCTGTTGAACCACTAGTACCTCTTGTGAGTGAGGATACTGTACCTGAACTATTTGAACCTGTAATAATTTCGTTTCCAATTTTAAGAGTTATTGCTCCAGCTGGGAAGTTTGTATTAGAAGTTAAAACTAATGAAGTTCCAGCCGCAGTTATACCTGCACTTAATGTTGTACTAATACCCGAACTAACGCCTGTAATTCTTACATTGTTTGCAGTTGAATACATACCATGGTCGATATGTTTTACTCTTAGTACAGTTGAACTATCTGTCATTGTTAAAGGATTAGCTGTTAATCTTTTTCCATACACAGTTGAACCTAATTCGTTTGTTACTGCATCACCAATAATATCGTTTTGTAAAGTTAAGTTACCTGCGGCAGTTGTATCAAATACTGCTTTGTTTAAAGTAAATTTTAAATCTTCTGAATCAGATGGTGACCAAGTAGTATTATTTTGTGATTTAAATAATACACCAAGATGTGGTTGTTTTGATACTACTCTTAATCCACCAATATCTGTTTCGCCCATTCTTGAAATCCAAACTGTCGGTAAAGTTGTATGAGTTCTAACAACGATACAATATTCTGTTCCACCCTTAACATAAACAGGTGAATCAAATGTAAATGTTGTTGCTGTTGAAGCATCGGTTGATACATTAAGTTCTGAACTTTTTAAAACTTTTCTACCAAAGGGAAGAACTTTAGGACCAGGATATCCGTTAATAACATTTCTCAATTCAATCCAAATTGGACTATCTATATCTATTGTTTCAAAGTAAAGGTCTACTGAAGTTAAAAAACAACCATTAGGGTCTTCAATTAAAAATGTTTGTGCAAGAGGGTCACTTGGACAAAATTGTTTACTACCACTTAATGTACCTTGAGAAACTCCTGTTCTACTTTCAATACGCTCTAATGGTTGAGTTTGTCTTTGGTTATTTACATATTTATCTCTATGTGCTTTTGCTCTGTCTCTTGTATCATGATTCCTAGCAATATTATTAATAACTGTAGAAGAAGTATCAAGAACGGAAGTAGTTTGAACTACATCTGTTTGAGCGATAAAGGCGTTTCTTGTTGCAATAATTGTTTCTTGCTCTGTTTCTAATATTCCTTTTGCAGAATATATTACTGAACCAGAAGTTATTGGTAAAGGGGTTGTTTCATTTGTTGCACTTGCTGTAATTTTAAATTCTATTTCACCAGTTTTAAATTTAGGAACATTTTCTTGTCCTTTAAATTTATAATCAGGAATTGCAAAAGTACCATTAACATCACCAAGAGCATCTGTAACAAGTTGAGTACCTGCGGCTGGTGTAACAGCACCTTCGGTAAATGTAGATGATTCTGCTGTAACATAAGCGCCTACATTTGTGCCATCAAAGAATACATAAACTTTTGTATTAGGATAAAAACCTTCACCTGTAAATGTAACAGTTCTAGGTCTTACCCACGGTATAATTGCTCTTGCAATAATTCTTGTACTCTGTGTTTCTTCATCAATTTGTTCTACAATATTTGTTGCAATACCTGAACGACTTAAATCTGAACGAGTTGTTTGAATTGCTCTTGTAATTATACTGTTACCTTCTCTACCTGCTCGGGTAGTTTCTGTTTTTGTTGAAACAACACCAGACCATTGAGTTTCCCAAGCATTCCAAATTGTACCAATTCTATTTTCATTTGCTGCCAAAACTGAATCATAGTTACCATCAACATTAATAATTAAATCAGGTGCAGTTTCAGTTTCAAACCATTCGTCACCTTCAGGTGATAGTTTAATCATTCCTACCCAGTTTGCAGTATAAACAGGTAGTATTCTTTCAACTCTTGTTGCATATGAATTTTCAGTTTCAACTGTTTCTGTGTATGGAAGTGTTAATAGTTCACCAGTCTTTTGGTATCCTAACCCAGCTCTTTCTGTATCAGTTGAAACAGTTTCCACAAGGCCTGAGGCTCTCATAACACACTTTGGTCGTAACTCTTTAAACTGTTGGTCTATTGAATTTTTATAATCTCTATTTTTAACATCACCAACTCTATGACCTGCAAAGTTATCTACTACAAAGCCAGATTTAAATCTGTTCAATCCATTTGCATCTGTAATTTCAAATGATTCAGCATCTCTTTCAAGTAATGATAAGTTTGTATAATACTCAAGGTTTTGAATTCTTCTCTGCAATTTACCAATATCTTTCATAGTAAATCTTTGATTTCTTTCTCTTGAAATTTGAATATCAGTAGGTCTAAATGTATAAGCAGGTATAAATGCAGTTAGAAGTTTCATTGCTCCGTCAATTTGTTTAGGTTCTGTTGGAACTTCAGCAGACGGACCTTCAACTACTTTAAACTCACCATCTTGACCAAGAAAAACACTAATAATTTTATTCAAATAGAATTCAAAATCAATTGTTCCTAGTGTACCAGGTTTTGGTGTATCAACTGTTGAAGAACCTGCACCGTCAAATTGTCTATGGAAGAAGTCAAAAGATTTGCCAGTTATTGTATCGATAGCAGATTCCGTATCACTTGCACCAGTAACATTTTCACATGTTGGTCTGAAGTCTAAACAATCTGTTAGTTCAAACTCACCAGTTGGTTCTGGTTCATCTGGGTCAACTCTTGTAGCAGTATAAGTTGGAATATCATCGTATTGCATTCTTTTAGCTGCATCTTGATAAGAATCTACACTAAAGAAAGAACCTGAAGAATGAGAAAAGAAATCAAATACTACTAATAATCTTCCTCTTGGTTTTGAAGAACCTGGTTTTAATTCTATTCTTGATATGTCATAATAGTTATCTCTTTGACCTGTGTCTAAAACATAATGAGATGTAATAATTCTTGACCCTGCAGCTATTGATGATACAGTTGCAGTTGCAGTTGAAGAATCGCCTGTGATTGTTTCGCCAGCAGAAAAATCAATAGCACCATCACCACTTTGTAAATAATATGATAATGGTGATGTACTACTAACTACAATACCTACTGCGCCAGAAGTTCCACCAGTAATTTTTTCGCCTCTTGTAAATGTACCAGAAGCACTTGTTAATGTTAAAGTTGGAAGGGTCGCATCAGCACTAGTATCTTCAGAATCTAAAACTACTCCTAAATTAAATGCATCAGCTCTGCCTAAAGAAATTGCTTCGTCAGTTGCTTTTGTTCCAAATGCACCACCAACTGCTCCAGCTACTTTTACTTGTTTTGATAATTTTGTATTTTTAATTCTTTGTGTTACACTAGTTTTTAATATAGTTGCAGTTAAAAGAACTTTTGCAGAATCGCCAAGAGCAGAATTATCTGTGATTGTAATTGTTGATGTACCTGCGCCTGAGAGGTTTCCGTCAATAGAAACAATAGCACCTTGTGCGGCAGTACCATCACCTGCACTTAAAACACTTAATGTATAATCTTTTTCTGTGTGTGATAGAAATGTTTCATTTGCACCTGCTGTAAATGAAATAACACCACTTGAGTTTGTTGTGCCAATAAACTGTCTTCTTACTGTTATTGAAGTATCAGATGCACCATCATTATCAGTTGTTAAAAGTGTTTTAATAGTTTTCTTAGAAAGTCTGTATAAGGCAACATTCTTTTCAGAATTTACAAGTTTTGCATCTTGTTTTGTTTCTAACGCTAATGTTGAAGTGTTATCTGTTTCAGAAACAAAGTTTGCATTTTCATTAGTTCCATTCGCATCTGATTGATTAGCAATAAGAGAACCTACTACTGTACCACTTAAATCAATATCAGCAGTAAAGTCTTGACCTGAATCACTATCATTTTGAAATACTGAACGAGTTTCGGAAAGTGTGTGTGTAACAACATCGGTAAGAGTTATATCAGCATTAGCTGCAGTTTCTACAACTTGGTCTGTCTCTGCACTATCAGAAGCAATAATTTTTTCGCCTGAAAGGAAAGTACCAGAAACATTTGTTAATACAACTGTTTGACCAGATGTTAAACTTCCAAACACAAAACCTGTTGCACCTGTAGTATTACCAGTAATTCTTACACCACCATTTGCATGATTAGATATTAAAGTTGCTGACGGTATACCCGATAAACTTAAATAAGTAAATGGTCTAATATCAAAAAGAAATAATTTGTATATTGAATCATCATTTCCAGCAGTACCAGAATCGTATTCTATTGTTCTTGCTCTGGCAAGACCAATTTGTCTACCTGACGCAGTTCCTTTAGTTACAGTAATATCATCATGTAATTGAATTGTTTCGTAAGCAGTTTGTTCACCACTAATTGCAGTAACTTTAGGTTGATTGTGTAATTTTTTGATTTTAATAAAGTTACCTAACTCAGCATTTACTGTGCCAGCATTAACAGTATCGAACTCTCTTGCCTTTTGAATATCTTTAAATGTAATCGCAGTTTTTTCAATTTCGTAACCACGAACATATGCTTTACCTGGTGATATTGCTAAATTGAAAAAGTTTTCTGCAGCTGTATTACCATCGGTAGTTGTAGTACCAACAGTATAAACACCTCTGAACTCTGTGCCTTTGTGTCTATTTGAAATCTGTTCTCTTGCATCTATTTGAAAAGGTCTTACAGTATAGTCACCTGATTCATCAAATGTTCTTCTTGCAAGTGAATCGCCAATTACTGAATAATCTGTAGGTCTAGCATCTGCACTCGGCCCACCATCAACTACTCTAACAATCTCAACAAACTTATCATCACTTGTAGAATCAATAGGTAATGATGTAAGAACTAAATCAATTTTAAGTCTATGAGCACCTTTGGCTGCAAAGTTTGATGAACCTGTTGCATTATCTGTAAGTGAAGCATCATCTTCTGGTGCCACTAAAGTTTCTGTTATTGTGAATCCTACTCTGGCACTTGCATATTGTGAAGTATCATCTAATACTAAAGTTTGTTCTGACATCTGAACAAAAGTTCCACGCACATAATAAACACCATTACCTGCTGTAACAGCAGTACCTGTTTGATGTGCATTTAAATTATGAGTAGTAGCAGAATTAGCGTTAATCGCATAACTTGTTGTATGAGTAATAGCTGTATCTGCAAAAATATTTTCATTGTCTGCGAATATATTAGTTTCTAAATCTGAACCTGTTGAAATATATTGAATGTATAATAATGGTTGCGATGTAGTTGTTGCAGCTTTAACACCAATAACTTTTGCTCTAACACCAGTTGTTGCTCCAACTATTGTAACTGGTGATGTTGCACTATAATATTGATTAACATCTATTGATTCAGCTGCAAAAGTAGAAGCTAATAAAATAGAATCATAAGTTTGATTTGTTGAAATTCCACCGGGTATTACAACTGAACCCTCTTGAAAAATATGTGAACCAAATCTTTCGACTTGATTTTGAAGTATTGATTGTAGTTGTGTTAATTCTCTCGCTTGAACAGCGAACCCTGGTCGAAACAATATACGATGAAAATTCTTATCTTCTTTATAATCATCATAATATGGTGCGACATTTAAATCTGTTTTTTGTGCCATATTAAAACTCTATAATTAATTTAATGTCTTCGGTTTGGTCTGAAACTCTTTGTATTGGTTGTCTGTTTTCTAAGTACACAATGTTACCACTATCTGGTTGTAACTCGGGTGTTGCATAACCACTAGTAAATGTAATAGTATTTCCCCCAGCAAGAGTTACAGTATTTGTGCCATCTGATATTGGTGTACCAACAGCACTTGATGTAGAACCTGTTATATTATTTGTTCCACTAAATGCTGTGAAAGATTGTGTTGTAGTTGCAGTACCATAAGTTGAAAATCTTTCTTGAACATAATATAAAATTTTATTACTTGAATCCCATTCAACAACTCTACCAATAGCACCAGTAGTTGTTTGTGTCAATTGTTCGTCAGCTGAAAATGTACCAGTCGCAGAAGCAAACTTTACAGCATAAGTCATTCTAGCTGTAGAAGCAGATGCTACTGTGGTTGTGCCATAAGTTGTAGGGTCAACAACAAGTCCAACATTTCTGAAATCGTTTCCAACTGTTATGTCATCACCCTCTGCTTGTGTTAATGTTGTATTAGTAATAACAAAGTGTCCACCTAATTCATTTACTGCATTATTTCCGTGTCCGTCAAAAGGTGAAATAACTATTCTTACTGCACCACCAGAACCTGAACCAACACTTGTTGAAGAAGATAATGCTGTATCAGTAAATACATTTGTCAATGATACATTTCCAAAAGTATAACCTGTACCACCTGCATGGATTGTTGTGTCAGTTCCAGCAGTTAAACCAAATGATGCGATAGCACCACCTGCAATAGTAATACGAACAATACCACCAGAAGATGTTCCTTGACTTGCACCATCACCAAAGATTGGTGCGTAGTATGTTCCATTTGTATAACCTGAACCTGCTGTTATTACAAGAGATTCGATTTTACCACCTACGGCAGCTGCAGAAACAGTTGTGTCGGTAGTAACAGGCATATAATCATTTGTTAAAAACTTTGCGGCATTTGATGCTGTAATAGCGTACATGTATTTTAAAACATATCCACCAGAAGCAAACGGTGATGTACTAGTAGAAGTAGGTTCTGAACCTGAATAAGCAGTTCCACCATTATTATCTAATACTTTATAGACATTTTGTGTAGAAGTCATAAAGTAAAAATTGCCTTGATATAAAGAAGATGCACTACTTGTTGTTGTATTTGATGCTGAAATAGTATCATCGTACATATCGTAAATTGTATTGTTAACCCAATTAGTTCTAGGAAGAGCATTTGAGATATCAGTACTCGGAATATTTTTTGCGCCTATCATGGAATCCCATGAATAAAATTCACCTGAAACTGAATCAGCAGGTGTTGGTGGGGCTGCATCTGTGCCACCCGTTGTGCCTGATGTGAAAGGCATTGATTTACCTATGAAAAGATAATAGGTTGATTTTGATGTTTCAGAAAACGATTCAACGAATTGAGTTGCGTTGTGTAGTCTGAACTTTTCTGTAATAATTGCGGTCATGAACTCTTCCTTTACATGTATTTATACAAATATTTATACTATATTTAGGTCCTTGTAATAATAACCGAACTTCTTGTAACAGGTTGCATTCCAACTGCTATTTCGTTGTTAGGTCTATCTTGATTTAATTCTAATCCATAGTTTCCACTAGGGATTTGTCCTTCTTCTTGAATGGTTCTTGAAGATTCACCTAATAAATGATTAAACTCATTGGCGATATCAGCAAAATCTGTTTCTAATAATAGTGTAAAATCATCTTCTAATACAATTTGGTCGGTTATCAAACCACTACCTGTTCCGTCTTCAAGTCGAACACCATCTTGAGGTTCTGGTTGTAGAGATGTTTCTAGTCTAAGTCTTTGTCCACTTTCACCAACTAAAACATCTTTTCTTGATTTTTGAGAAAAGTTTTCTAAAATTAAAGAACCATTCTCTTCTAAAAAGAATCTAAAGTTATCTTCACTTTTTAAAATAGAATCTGCATCGCTTGAGGATTCGTCTGTACCATCAAGTGATAATACTCCACCACTTTCTTCTAACTCAAACCCATCTTCGTCAGCTGAACCAGCATCAATACTACTTTGTCCAGCAATAAAACTACGATGTGGATTTAATTTAGTATCATCAAACTGGTCTTGTAAACTATCTTCACCTATTAAAGTTCTACCATCCTCTGCACTTAATGTTACATTGGCAGGTACAGTTCCGTCCTCTGATAATAATGCTCTATCCCCATTAATAACAATAGTATTTTCTAAAGTTATAAAACATATTCCGTCTTCAGATTTAAGTGGAGTTGAACCATCTGTTTCTGAAACAAATTTATTGATAAGTTCAAATCCTTGTATTGAGTTTGGTTGTTCAGCTAATAATTTACTTTGTCTAAGTATGCTAGATATATTAATACTACCAAGTTGTTCGATAGTTAATGTTGTTAAGTTTGTAGGATTGTCTTGTAGTAATCTATCACCTACACTTTGAACTTGATATGGTTGAAATGTTAATACAGATGTTTCAGCAAGAAACCTATTTGTGTCTTGACCGACTGTACCAAATTCAGCAATAAAGTTATCACCATTAGTTTCATCAACAATAAAATTAGTTTGTGGTGTTGGGGGCAATCCGTCTAAAATAATTCTTTCTGTTAAACTGCCTTCAAGTTGTATACCATCACCATCTTGCTCTCCAAAAGGATTTTTTGCTAAATGTAAAAATAAATTCTCTGCAACCATTATCTTGCCCTCGCCGCTCTTGATACTCTTGAAACACTAAAGTTAGGAACAAAAGCCAATTCTTGTTTACCACCTTGTATAGTGGCTGTTTCTGCAAAAATTCTATTACCTTTACCATACATTGTAATAGTACCATCTTCGCATAATATACTAACACCTGCATTTTGTGATAAAATATTTTCTGCTATCATATTAACATTACCTAAATCGTCCTCTGCAATAATAGTACTTCCAGCATTTGATGATGAACCATCACTACCATCAAGAGCAAGTGTGGATGTTGAAGAACCATCGATTGTAACTTTATCTGTTCTATTACCAATTCTTGCACCAGGTCGTACGACATAGTGTCTTCTAGGAATAAGTTCATCAAATATTTGATTAAATGTAGATGCAAGAATTGGTGAGAATGTACCATCTGTATCTACTCTTGCATATTCTTTACCAGCATTTTTAACTGATAATGAAACAAATGATGCAATAGAAACTTTACCAAAAGGATTAAATCCAGCAGGGTGTACCGCTCTTTTTAATTCATTTAAATATGTTGCAGCTGATTGACCAACTTGAACTTCATATGAGAACTGTTGATAGTAATATGAATCTTGTATTCTAATTAAATCTTCATCGATTAACGATTGTACTGTTATGTAATTACCTGTTGTATCAGTTGTTATATCTATGACAGCATCAGCAGTAGCAATATTCCCTAAAAGAATTGTACCAGTGGCTCCACCAGAATCTGTTATTGTAATATCTTTATTGGAAAAGTCAATCTTATCTTGAGTAATTAAATTAGAATCTGCATTATTTGATGAACTATCCGTTCCATTTAAAGCAATGTTATCACCAATAGAATCACTATCTTGGTCTTCGAATAATAATGTGAAACCATCTTCAAGGAATATTTTATTACCTTGTTGTTCAGTTCGTAATCTTTGACCTGATTCTCCACCTAAAAATCTAGTACCAACATTAACATCACCATCAAGAATTACTTTACTATTCTCACCTGCAATAAGAGCGTTAGTAGATTCTAAAAGTATATCTCCACCATCATCTTCTAAATCAAAACCAGTTAATTCATTTCCACCAGTTTGTGTTCCGGCATCAAGTAACATTCTATCTTTAGTTCTTGTTATAGAATCAAATATAATGCAATCGCCTTCATCTGTTATAATTGTATTTCTAGTTCTAGTTTCCATAATTCCACCAGTACCAGAATGATTAACTTCATAATAATATAATGTTGGTGCATTAATAGGAACAACTATTTGAATATAAGCACCTGCTGTTCCAATTGAAGTTGTAATTGGTGAAGATGTAACGCCAGAAGTAAACGCAACGCCACCACCGTGAGTACCATCTGATGTAGAAGAAAATTTAAGTTGATGATTAAGTGTAGTATCTTCATTGTATAATGAGGGGTCAGATAAGTTAAAGTAATAAGTACTACCTTCTTTTAATAATAATTGTTTTTGTCTTTCACCATTTATTATAAAATACTCGTCACTTGCATCGGCAGGATTTTGATAATGTTTTACATTAATTGTAAAAACTCTAACTGGTTCAAGGTTTGCACTTGTACCATCTAAAATAATATTGTCATCTTCCGTTAGTGGTAAAAGTTGTGTATCCTCTGCAAGTATATTGTGATGATTAACATCTGCTTCTTGGTCTTCAAGAATAAATGGAATATCTACAGCTGTACTGTTTTCCATTACAATCTTTTCTGAATCTTCAAATGTTACATCTAATTGTTGAGTATCAGAATTGTATCCTTGAACTGTACCTACATGAGTTGTTAAAGTATTGTTGGCTGCAAAAGTACCTGTTACATCTTTTAAAATAAAGTGTGCTTGGAATGCTACATCAGGTATGTCAGTATCATCATAATCAAAACCAGAATCTTTTATGTTTAAAGAATTAACAGCACCAATGTCAGTTGTTAATGCTAAAAGTTTTGCACTACTACCACTATCAGAGGTAACTGAAATTGTTGGAAGACTGCTGTAACTACTACCAGGGTTTGTTATGAATACTTGGTTAATAGAAGTTTGTTCTGCTTCTGTTGCAAAAGTACCTCTTTCTAAAATAAGTCTTTCGTCATCATTTGTAAATATATCTAATGAAACTTGAGTTAGATTAGATATTAATTTATCACCAGCATCTAAACCTACTGCGTCAGTTCCGTTTAATATGATATTATCTTCAGTTTGTGGTGGATAAGAAATATATGTTTCTGAATCATATGTACCTGTTGGTGCATCGGCCAGACCATGAAAGACAGTTGCATTAGGCATATAAAAAGTTTGGTCAGGAAATTCTAAAAATGTATGTGCATGAGAATTGGTTGTTCCACCTGCACCAGTAGCCGTTAAAAATAATGGATAGAAATAGCCAGTTTTACCAGCACCTTTTTGATTATAATCAGCAGTACCAAAAATATAATATGGCCCATCGGCTAACTCTCTAGATTCTAAAGCAATATTAAAAGGTAAGTCAGAAAGCTTTGAAGCTGTTTCTCTGTTTATACCATCTCCGTCTTCTAATAAAATTGAACCGCCAAGAGCAGATACTATACCTTCAGCGGCCTTAGTTCCGTCTCCACCAGTGAATACAACTTTGTCGCCAACTTCATAACCAGAACCAGGTGTTTGTACAAAGACATCTGATACAGAACCTTCTACAATATTATTAACTTCAAGTTCAGCAAAACCATTACCTTTATTTGAATCAATTGCAACAGATTCAGAAAGTGAATGTAAAATACCATCATTGGTAATATTTGTATTAGATATTATTGATTTAATTGTAAAGGATATACTAACATCTTTTGAGTTCGAAATGACATCTATAATTTCACCTGTTTTAAAATTTCCAGCTGCACCTGGTTTAATATCTTCAATTTCAAATTCTGAAACAGAATCATTACCCTGAATAAATGTGGAAGCAGAATCTATAACTGCTGTAGCAAAAGAAGTTCTACCTGTGATAACTTGATTTAAAGCTTCTGAACCAGTTCCTTGTCCATTTGATACACATCTTAATCGTTTTTTTGTTGACCATTTTCCGTCAGACAAACGCAACATGTTTTGGTTAGGATAAAATATATTAGAACTTTCATTGAGTAATAAACGCATAAAAAGTTTATGACCTTGAGATGTACCTTTGGCTGCATACAGGTCTCTAATATTTTTTACAAGATTTCTTTTTGATACACCAGTTGCTAATGTGTTAGGTATAACTTTTAAAAATGCTTCTCGAAATTGTGTAAAGAACTCATTGACAGTATTGTCAATATCAGCATAGTCTAAAAGTTGTTGAATGTTTTGTACAGGGTTACCTTTGTATTCAGTAAGTTCAGCTTCTGCACCAGATGTCAATCCTAAAATTGTTTCACCAATTTCAAATCTTTGATTAGCAGTTGTGTATAAAGAAGCGTTACGAACATCTTCAACTATGATAGTTGTTTCGGCACCTGATGTCTGTCCTTTAATAATTTCACCATTTTGAAATTCTATTGAATCTTCAAGAACCATTCTATCAATGGCTGAACCAATGGCTCCATTTTCAGATAAGACATATGCCGTTGTTTCTGGTTCTAGAGTAAGATAGTTTGTACCAGTTTTATATTTTATTCTTGCTGATTCTAAAAACTTATAGAAATCTCTAACGAACGCTGAATAAACAGCATGGTCTTCGTCTTGAAGAAAATCAGGTAGTTGTCCTCTTATTAATGGTGAGAGTTTATTATCTATTATTGCCATATTGCTTCATCTAGTAAGAACTGCTTGAACTCGATGAACTGCTTGAACTCGATGAAGTACCACTCGTTGTACCACCAGATGTAGAAACAGTGGTTGATGTTGTAGTACCTGAACCTGATGTTGTAAAGGTCGACCCAGAAGCAGTTTCTGTATCAGAGTTGGCTGTTATGGTTGTGTTTATAAAATCTATTTCTAATATTTGATTTCGAACAGGCACAATGTCATTTGAGTTTGGTGTTACAAGCAATCGTATTTGTGTTGATGCTGAACCATCAACATCTGAAACTGCTGTAATATTAATATTGTTAATACTAATCGCACCTGTATCATAATCTATTGTTCCAGCTTGTTCATCAGCATAAGAACGAGCAGTTCCGACAAATGCATATCTTCTTAGATTTCCGTTACCGTCATCATCAAAGAAATATTCTGTTTCTGTATCAGTACTTACTTTAAAGCCAGTTGATGATACAACTCCACCAGACACAGCAAGATAACCGGCCTCAGGGTGAAATAAAGCATTATTAAAGGGTACATAATAAGAGATTGTAGTACCTTGAGTAGGTGTGAAAAACTTTGATAAATTTACAGTTGTTGTATTGTTTAGTATTGAAGTATCAGCTGTATCAATAATTCTTGATACTTCAGATGCTCTATACTGTGAGTTAAATTGTAGAAGTGTATTTGAGTTGTAATTTGTAAGAGCAGTTGTAACTGCTGTATCAAGAGCAGAAGAAATTTTTGTTGTAGAAGACGAATCAAATTTATAGTTAACTGCCAAACGAATAAAAGTTGTGTCTGGGTCAACAATCACAGGTGTAATTGATGCTACTGTGTATGGTGCTAAGTCTGTTACTAATTGATTTTTTTGTGTTGATGTTAAAACAGAACCTGTTGTTGATTTAATTGAAATAAAAACTTTACCATATTCAGGTGTTGAACTTACACCAGTTGATGAATCATAACTTCCGTCTTCACCACCAAAGACTGAAACAGCTTGTGTATTTGGAAATAATCTTTTTGTAAGAACTTCAAAGTCAGAGGTTGTTACGGCACGACCTTGTGTAGCATAATCAAGTGGTGCATTTGTTTTAATAGATTTTAAAGATTCTGGTTCAGCTCCACCTTCAGCTCTTAGGACTGTTGAAATAGTAACATCTGTTTCATCACCAATAGAACTTGGTGGACTAAATTGAAATGCGCCATTGGCTTCTGTTTTATTAGTTACAACATATTGTAGTAAAACAATATTACCATCTTCAATAGCTTTAGATGTAATACCATCTCCGAAATAAACTTCATGTTTTCCACCTTCAACTTCTTGTAAAAAATAAACAGTAGATGTATTAGTCAACTGTGTAATGTCAGTTGCCTTTGTAAAAGTTGTTGTTGTTGAATCGGTAGAAGAGTTAATAACTTTAACAGTTAGTGTTGAGGTATCAGCACGATTGTCTCTTAGTAAAAATCTTTGTTCGATGTCAGAGGTATCAGCTGTGTAACGAGTTGATACAAATGTTCCTTCGTAAACATCAATCGAATCAAAATTAATAGAGTTACCAAATTTTGTAGAAGTCTGGTCTTGAGCTGTGACAAAGTTGTAGGATGTGCCATCATAGTTTGTAGAAAATTTTGTACCTGCTGATAATGTAATTGCTGTTTGATTTGTTCTAATGGATACATTAATAATTGCTTTGGCAGCTCTTGCTGATTGAACTTCGTATCCTAACATTTTAGCATGTGACACCACAGACGAACGTAATGATGCTGAATCTAAAAACATTTCATTCGCTAACATGTTAGCGTTGAAACCTAAGTAGTGAGTATTGTATGCAAGGGTGTCAAGTAAAATATTAAAACCAGAACCATCAAAGTCATAATCTTTAAAAGTATCTTGTGCTTTTAAAAATATTTTTAAGTTCTCTTTGATTTGGTCAAAGTCTAGTTCGGTAATTCTTAATCTTTTTTTATTAACAACAGTTGCCATTATCGTAATCTCTCTAAAAATAAATCCATTTCCACCAACTGGGTCGGTGTATTTCTAACATAGAAATCTACTGTAACAGTATAAGCATTTCTATCATAATCAGGTGTGCATCTTACAGCTTGTAATCTAGCACGAGGTTCAAAATTACGAATAACATCTTCAATCTTTCTAGCAAGAACAACACCAGTAATCGGTGTCATATTTTCAAATAACATATCACGAACACCAGAACCTATTTCTGGGTGGAAAGGTTTTTCAAATGGATTCAATAAAACTAAATTTCTAATTGAACGCTTGACTGCTTGAACATCTTCAATAATGTTAACATCAGAATTAGAATTCCTTTTTGCAAAGAATAAATCTAAATCAGAGTATACTTTTGAAACTTTTGTGCGTGACGCATTGGTTAATTGTGCATCAGTACCTTTTTCACCTAC